GATAGGGCTGTCCTCATCTTTCCAAACAATGCTGAGATAGCGCATTGCGTCTGCCGAGTGACTTGTCCAATCGTGCTTCGGGCGATCTCTAAATACTTTTTTATCATCATCCCATTCCCTTTGATATTGACGCAAACATTCAATAAGTTCGTCACACTTATTATCGAACCAAGCACGGGTTAATGCAAGTCGTGTTGCCTGTATTCCATCCTGAAGCGATAAGTTTGGAACAATTTTTAGCTTGTTTATGTCAATTTTTGTCGAAATTTGTTCGATTATGCTTTTGCCGCCACTTGCCAAAGTTTTAGCCCTAGCGTCATGGGGCAGGTAGTGATAACCATACTTGTACCCAAACTCATCCTCTTTCTGCGCTAGTAATCCAAGGTAGTAGGGGATGGCTTGACCGTTAGACATATGGTGGTCTAGCACCCGTATCTCACCGTATACCACCTGAAACCAAATGATGGCCGTAGAATCATTAAAGCCTAAATCCCAAACGGTATGGCATGGGAACATTGGGTCATAGTCCACCGTGGTAATGCGCTCAAGGTCTGTAATTCTACGCATCTCTTGACCGTAGTATGCGCCCAATATGGCGGCTTCAAAGCTACAGAGGAACTCCTGCTCGTACTGGTTAGCTGACATTGAAGCTTGAGCGTCTATGAGTTCTTCCTGCGCCAATAAGCCTGACTGGTCTGCCCGTAGCGTCTTGGTATACCACCTGTCATTGTTTTGGGCTTCCCTGTATATATCGTAAAAGGCGTTATGACCACGGGGAGTCCCAATAAACACAGCCCAGCCGAGGCGATCAGCTAGTAACGGTCTAATAATCTCGCCCCAAACACGGGGTTTCATATCGGCCATTTCGTCAAGCACGATTCCGTCACAATAATTCCCACGGAGATTGTCAGGCGCATCTGCACCGAACAGTCGTATCCGTGCGCCATTGTGTAGTTCTACCCATAACTCTGACTGGTTAGCTTTAGCCATAGCAGGTTCAGAGAAGCGTAATAAGTAGTCCCAAGCCACTGACTTGGCCTGACTGTAAAAGGGGCAGAGGTAAAAGTACCTGCCGTCAGGTTTGTTTTCTTTAATTGCCCTGCGGATTAGGTCATTGATGCTGGCTACCGTCTTACCTGCCCTTCGATGGCAGACCAATACAGCCCAGCGTTGTGTTCTCTTGTGAAACTCTTTAAACGCTTCCCGTGCCTTGTATTCAAACTCAATAACGACTTCTTCAGTCATCTTTCCACTTATAGATGTGGACTACGGGTTTGGTTTCATCGCCTACCTGCTCAACACGGGCTAGTTTAGGTACATGGTACTCAGCTACCTGCATGAAACAATCAAATGCGACCTTTGGCCCTAGCTTCTCATTCATAGCGATCTCGTCAAGCCATTCTTGAAGCTTGTGACTGTTACCATCCACGAACCGTGCAATCGCCTCTCTAGCGAGGGCTGTTGACTTATTAGGCACTCCTGCTGGTCTACCCATACCTGCACGGGGCGGCTTGCGTTTTACAGCAGATTTCACTTCTTTAGTGTCCATACCTTACCCAAGTAGTTGATTAAGATAAGTTAATTGTATAGTTATTTGATGCGTTTAACAATCTGTGGTTCAAAACTAATAATGCCATCAGGAGTAATGATGCCTTCGTATCCTGCTTGGTTACTCATACGCTCTACTGCGTTAGTAGCGGCTACATCATCTACGATGCCTTGATATTGGTTGTAGTTACGGGATAGCTGTCTAAGTCTGTCAGGGTCAGCGGCAACATCATATAGGTTTGTCATGTCTGCGCTGTATTGGTTTGGCCCAAGTCCTGCTTCCCGTGTATTAGGATTACTGTAAAAATAAGTTCTATTGCGTAGTGCGTCTGCCATTCTTAAGCGTTTGTCCTCTGAACCTTTAATGCCTGTACCGTATTTTGTAGGGTCGGTACGGGTCAAATCGGTTAGATTGCTGAAATGGTATCCAGTTGCGGCCGTTGGGTTATTAGGCGTTATATACGGTTTTAGGTAATCAGGTACGCCACCTGCGTAGTTCACATCAATCATTTCAGGCGGCAATAAAAATGCTTTTTGTTCTGCATATTGGGTTTGTGCGCCCAATTCTGCTAGTTTTTGGTCTACGGCCGATGTGTCTTGACCAAGGCGTTTTAGTCTTTCCTGCTGTAGCTTAAGTGGAATCATCTGCGCTTGTAGGTCAGCATTGATGCCTGAGTAGTTTACAAAGCTGTTTTGACCCCTAGTTTCTGTAGCGGCCGCCATCTTAGCGAGTGGGCTGTATAGCTGGCTATGTGTGCCGTAGGCTAACTCCTCACCTTTAGGGCCAAAGCTTGCACCTGTAGGCCCGTGACCGTAATAGTCATGTACTGCACGGAATACTTGGTTCTCATTTAACCCTGTGTACGGGTCAATCTTGTTAAGTAGCTGATGTGGTTCACCACCGCCAAAGGTGTACAGGTGTTTATTAATTAAAGCATCCTCAAGCATTTGGGGCGAGTTTGCATAGTTTAGGTTACCTTGGTGGTAAGACAAATTCATGCCTTCATTAAGCATTCTGTCTAGCTGTTTAGCGTTTTCTTTACCCAATTGTTCATAGCTTGCAGGGATAAGTTCTTGGTAATTAGTAGCCCCTGACTTGCGAACTACATCGGGGTATGCCCGTAGATATTGTGCAAAAAGCTGGCGTTCTAGGGCAGGATCAATTCCTTTGGCCATAGTTTCGTAGGTCTTACCAATAGGAAACTGCTTTTCTAATGATGAGGGCGGCATGGCCCGTACTGCACCTAAATTAAAGTCAGGGTTTAGTTGTCGTGCTAATTTAACCGATGGATTAATCTCAGGGTTAGCTAATATTTCTGCTAACGATGCGGTAGGATTTCGTCTGAGATTGGGAATTTCAAGGTTTCCTTGTACTCCTCTAAGGTCATCGGCTGTAAGCCGTGTTGGGTCAAGACTTGGTTGATATTTGCCAACCCGTCTAATATCTCCTGTGTCGAAAAATCCTTTTCCTGCATTTTTATCCTTTGACGCTTTTGGCGTTTTATTTACTGCCGCTAGGGGTAATAGTGATGCGGCAATACCAATCGGCTCTCCCGACTCGTACCCTTCACTGTACATTAAATTAAGCGGATTTAACACCCCACCTTCATACGGGGTCTTTGGTGCAACCCCTACAGCACCAGCGGCAAAACCTGTTTCTTTGGGTAGTTTGTTTACGCCAAATAACTCGGTAAAGGCCTGTGGGTTTGTAATAAACCGTTGCGCTTCAGACGGTAGATTAATTAAATAATCAGCCCTTTGGCGCAAAAGGTCAGACAGCTTGGACATTTACTTAACTTCTTTATCCATGTCTTTCAGTTTGTTGGCAAGCATAGCCCTGCGCTCTAGACGCAATCGTTGCTGTTTCTCTAGCGTGGATTCTTTATGGGGTTGTAGTAAGCTGTTTTCGGGCTTAACCTTTTCTTTTTTAAACATCACATATCCTTCATCTTAGAAGCAATCATCTCTCTGCGGGTAGGTTTAGCAGTCTTAGCAGATTCTTTAAAGTCTTTAGCGGATGGTGCGCCTTCGCTACCTACCTTACGCATCTTTTCGCCTGATCCAGCCTTGATGCGCTCACGCTTGGCGTGGATGTTTGCGTATAGTCCTTGTTTAGCCACAGTTCCATCTCCTCATGCTTGCTTTTGCTCGTTCAGCATTCTTGCTCTTAGCGACTACACCACCCATACGGGCGCAAAATGATGCCTTCCTGCCTTTGTCTGCCTCAGTCTTGGGGTTAGGTGCTGGGGCTTTCAGGTTAGCGTTGTTCTTACGGTTATACGCTTCACGCCCTTTGGCGGTCATACCTGCGCCCTGCTCTGTAGGCAGGTAATTCTTATCCTTGCCCGTTGTTGTCTTAGGAATGGGTTTATCGTGCTTTTCTACTGCCGCACGAATGTCATCCCTACGACTCATGCCTTTTCCTCAATGTACTTTGCGTAAGCATCCTCTAGCTTTGCCTTACGACTACCTTTGGCGTTCTCACGCTCAACGCTTAGTGCAATGGCTACGGCTTGTTTCTTTGGCTTGCCAGCTTTTATCTCGGTCTTAATGTTCTTACCGACTGCTTCTGCGCTACCTGATTTATCGAGTGGCATAAATATCCTTAATCAAATTGTTTGCGATACATTAGCGATACACCGCCTTGACCCATCGGCTGACCCATAAACTGTGATTTATTGGGGTAATACCCTAAAGTCAAGCGTTGGTCGGGTGTTCCATAACTTAGGTCTACAGAATTAACCGTAGCTGGAATGTTAAAGCGATTATCCGCAAAACTTGTCCCTGTTGCGCCAACGCCCAAAGTGCTGTTATCTCCTACAGGAAAGTTATAACCTAACCTGCCTTGCATTAAAGTACCAGCTTTACCAATATCCATAGCCCGACCACCAACCTCTAAATTTCTTAGAATCTGCGCCAATTTATTGGCTTGCTGGTAATCGGCTTTTTTGTCCATTATTTCAAGAACTTAAGTTTATAAGCGGTGGTGTTAATGAGGTCTGCGATCTCATCAATAATGTTCTGTAGTTCGCTG